AGTTTTTACTTTTACTTGAAACATTTATACCACCAATGATATTATCTTCTGTTAAAGTGATTGAAGCACTTCCAGATGTTTCAACTAATACTCTATACAAACCAGAAGTATAATTTAATAAACCTCTACACCCTGTTAAAAAATGTTTTACATTTTGTATTGCTTTTTTAGATGTATCTACAACTGCATGACTATCCATTAAGTCTATTTGATCTGCACCAGAATATGGAGTTATATTTACATCACAAACATCGCCTGCGGTTTGCCAATCTGCAAAATTAGTATCAAAATAACTGTTAGCAATACCCATACCAAATCTAGCATTGCGTAAATAATCTAATAATTGATAAACAGGATTATCAGAATAAGCCCATGTTGAGGTAGTGTCTGCTCTATGAGAACCAGAACCACCAGTAATAGAGCCATCTAAGTTTGGATTATATATTTTTTTTCCTTTTACTAATGCGTGTACTTGCGGAATACTACCATATGCGTCTGTATTCCATTTAAACTTTAAACTAATATAAGCCAATCCTCTTAATCTATGATTGCTAGTCCATGATGATAATGAACTAATTAAAGCACAAGCTGTTTGATCGTCTGCACCATAATGAGGTCTAACTGTTATTAAACTTTCTGCGGAAGAATCTGAATCGTTTGGGTCAGCTTTATAAAAATTTGCGTCATTACTTGCTACTGTTCGTTCTGTATTATCTGTTAAATCTCCAGACCATGTAACAATATTATCATTGACAAAAATTGATGTTATATCTTCTATTTCTCCTTCTCCTAAAACTAAAACCATATATAAATACTCGTTATCTGTTCCAGAAGTTTCTAAAAAAACTACATTACCACCAACTTTTCTTGTTCCATAAATTATAGGTATGCCACTATTAGAAGATTTTTTATTTAGTAAAACACCTTTAGCTGTATTATCTAATTCACCAAAATCTGGTATATCTGGAATAGGTATTATCCAAGAAATTAGACCCTCAACAATATCAACTACTACATCAATAATAGTATCAACTATGTCAGTAATTATATCTATAGGATTCCAACCGCACATTTATTTTAATCTCCAATTAGAACCCATATTTTCAAAACCTAACTTTTCAAATAATTTATCTGCTTCTAGTTTTGAAGTAATAGAAAGTAATATAGGATTATTATCTGACACTTGTTTTACACTTTCTAATAATTGATTCATTAATTTAAAATTTCTAAATTCTGGTATGATATAAATTAAATGTATTATCATTGTTTCTTGAACACTCCACCAATAAGTTGATTTAGTAAACATACAAATACCTATTAATTTATCAGTATCTAAATTTTTAATACACACAACTTTACCTCTTTTTAAAATTACATTTAAAAAATTCCTTACTTTATCTTTATCAATGTCTGGATAATTTAAATCAATTAAATCATCTTTAAATTTTTGTAATAAATCTAATATTTCGTCTTTATCTTTTTTTTCTGCTTGATAAAAATTACAACTAGCCATTATGGTTTCCCCCATTTTAAATCTAAAACATTTAGAGCCGCAAACTCCATACCTTTATCACCACTAAAAAATCTTTGCTGTGAATTATCTGATGTTGTTCTTCCAGATTCTTTATCAAAAGTTGCCCAATGTGAGGTAACTGTTAAAGTTACATTTGCTGTATCTGTAGTATCTACAATTCTATACTGATCTATTGTTCCATAAAATAATAAAAAAGGGTCTGATATTAAAGCATTAGAACTATCTAATAATCCTCTATAAATTTTTACTTCTTTTCCAATTATATTTTCATTTAAAATTACTGCTGTATATGTTTGATCAACTCCAGATAGTTGAACTGCTAAAGAGTTTTTTGTAGGAGAATTTGTTTCACTAACACCTGTTATTGATCGTAAATGACCACTAGCTGTATAAGTTATTGAACTACCACTAACACTAGATGTTAAAGGAAAAGATGCGTTTGTTAAATAAACTGGTGTTGCAAAACCTAAATGAACTAAAAAAACAGGACTTATATTACCTGTTGCTAATTCAGTTTTAAAAGCACTTGCTAATCCTCTTGCCATTATAAACTTTCAATAACATCAAATTCAAAATTATGTAGTGGCTCTCCGTCTGAATCACCATTACTCATCGGAAACTCTTGTACATCACTTGTTAATTGCACAGTGAAAGGTACATCATCATAAGTTACTGTTTCATCATTAGCTAAAGCTGTTCTTAAAGGTGGCTCTATAGTAACTGTTGACGCATTACTGCTAGAAGTAACATCTTCAACCACCATATAAACTTTTGAGTGACCATTAAATTTTATAAAATCGCCTGCACGAAATCTATGTGTACCGTCAGCATGAAAACCATCCATTGCAATAGTTGTATCGCCTACTGCATGAACACCATTTACTAAAACTGTTCCAGATTCATTACCATTAGCATCTAAATAATTTGGAAAAGTAACTGTAAAACTTTCTTTTTGTGATCGTTGTTTCATTATAAAAGACATTATAGACTGAAAAGATAATCTCGGTTGTTGTTTATATACGCAACTAAATTGCCATCTCTGACCTTGTACCTGTCTACGAAATGTTTTACCACTATCAGTAGTTGATACTAAAGTTTTTTGATTACTTGAAATTTTTACAGCAGTAAAATCAACACTAGGTAATGCCCCACTCATATAATTGCCTGTCTACCTTTTTCATTAACGGCACTATTAATCATATTGACAATAACACCACGACTATTAACTAATAATTCATTAAATCCTCTAGCATCAACTGTATTAATATTAAAGTTTACATTTACAGGCTCTCCACCACCTAATGCATGATTTGGAACAATAGTTCCTGCAGATCTAGGTACAAATAATTCTGGACCTGCTTCACCGACTAAACTTGGAACACCTACAGGTGGATTACCACCTTTTTCAAAACCTTTAATTTTACTTACTAAAGACATGCCTGCTTTTATGGCCAAACCTGCGGCAGCAATATTAAATGGAAAAGGAATACTTGCAAAAGTTTTTAACGCACCTTCATAAACACTTATCATAGCTCTACGAACAGCTTCAAATTTAAACATTTCTGTTGCTCTAGTTACTGCCGAAGCTACAGCTTTTCCAATTAATGCTTCTACTATTGAACGAATAATAACTTCTTTTAAAGATTGAAAATTCAATTTACCTGTCATTACAAAATCAGTTAATGTTTTTTGTAAATTTAAAAACGCATTTTTTCCAACTGTTTCAAATGACTTAAACATATCTTTTGATTTTTCCATTGTATCTTTAAATCCTTTAGCGAAACCGTCATACATACGAGCCATATCAGATACTTTTTCTTTTTCTTTATCTAATAAATCCATTTGTTCATTTGCTCTTAATTTTCTTAAATGTGCAAATTTTGCTAATTCGTATTCAGCCCTTTTACCTTGTTCAACTATTTCATCTGATCTTTCTAAAAATTTTAAAACTGCAGATTCAGATTGTCCAGCACCTATAATAATTGTATCAAGAGCATTTTTAAGATTACTAGTATCTATGGTATCTGCTTTAAAAATACCCGCAGCCATTTCTCCTATTTTTCCAAATTGAAATGAAGCATCTAATCCTATACTTTCTAACCCTTTATTAATTGCTCTACCTATATCATCAAACAAACCTCCTATTGCCAGGACTAATAATTTTCCTTTTCTTCCTAACATTAAGAAACCGATAATACCTGTTGCTCTAACTCCCTCAGGCAAACTATTTAAAAATTTAAACATATTGGAAGCTGATTCTACGAAAAAATCAAAAACAGGTCGCATAGTATCTAATACTCTAGCTGAACCAATCATAATTTTTCTCATGGCTATTTCTATCGTTTGTCCTAAAGATTCTGCACCTCTCTCTAAACTTCCAAAATTTTCAGCTACTATTTGATCTAAAACTTTTAATTGTGCAGTTAAAAAATCAAAAAGACCTGCTTCCATTGTTGTTTTTTTGAATAAAAATATTTTATCGCCTATCATTGATAAAACACCATCAAAAGTTTTTGCTAATTCATTTGTCGCTTTACCGAACTGACCATTTGGACCGAACACCCTATCAAATGCTTCTGCTGTTTCTTCTACTGAAACTGTTGCACCTGCTTTAAAACCTAACATAGCTTTAACACCACGCTCTCTAAATAAATCAGCCGCACTAATTCCCGCAGATAATGATCTTTGTATTTGTTCTGCAGTAGTTCTAAAATCTAATCCTGTAACAGCCGCAACATTACCTGTAAGTTCCATTATTTTAGCAAGTTCTTCTGCATCTTTACTTACTACTGATAAAACTCCTGCACCTTGTTGTATTTCTCCTAAACTGAATGGTACTCTTGAAGCAAATTTTGCCATTTTATCAAATGCTTTTGCTCCTTCTTCTGCGCTACCAAATAAAAATTTTAATCTAACTTGTAATCTTTCAATATCTCTAGCTGTATTTAAAAAAGATCTAGCAACAACTGCACCACCTATCCCTGCGAGAGCAACTTTTAAATTAAGTACTGAACTTTTTAAATTATTAATACCTTTTTGTGCACCTCTTAATGCGGCACGAGTTTTATCTTTCGCAAGTATATCAATATGTACTTTTTTTGTAGCCATTATCTTTTCATTTGGTTTATGCGTTCCTGTCTTTCTTCATCATCTTTTTTAAGACTAAAGTAAGCCAACCACATATTAAACTCTGTAACCGACATTTGCAAGATTTCACTTACTGTCTTGTGAAGTCTTTCAGCTAAAGCAAATATATTATGTATCTCTGGAGAATTTTTTATTTTTTTTTAAGTGAGGGCATCGTTTCATTCGTATCATTACCCATTATTTTTGTTGCGACATCTGCGATAATATCTGTATCAGCTTTAACTTTAAATCTTAATTTATGTTCCATATTAAACATTTTATCGCCATCTTTAGTAAGAGCTTTTTGTATTATAACATCAATTAAAACATTTAAATCACTATCATTAGCACCTTTAAATATTTTTGATTTTTCTAACATGTTAAAGGGTTTTGAATAAATGGCTTTATCGCCTGTTAAACCCCATTCAGGAACTTCTATAATTTTAGTTTCAAGGGAGTCAAATTGTGATTCAACCCCCTCAAAAAAATCTATTTTTTCTGCCATAAATTAGCTTACTGTACCTATTGTTAAAGCACCTGTGCCTTGAAATGCAACTGAACGAGTAGAAACACCATCAAGAGTAACACCTACTGACATTGAAGTAATAATACCATTGCCAGCAAAACTTTGATCTCCT